ATCTATTCAAGTACTGCTGCGGTTTACAAAGAAAGCTCGCATCCCGTTTCTGAGCATAGTGATAAAGGCTCACCCAATGCGTATGGTAGAAGTAAGCTTCAATCTGAAGATCTGTTTGTAGAAGTATTTAATTTTTTTAGAGTTCCGTCTGTAACTTTTAGATACTTTAATGTAGCCGGTTCCCGCGGGGATGCCGGGGATCACTTACAGTCACATCATATAATTCCTGTTCTTTGCAAATCTGCGTACAGCGGTACCCGATTTAAAATATTTGGCGATGATTATCCTACGATTGACGGTACTTGTGTTCGCGATTATATTGATGTTAATGATGTTTGCAGGGCACACTTTACAGCTTGCGAGTATCTTTACAGCACCCCTGGTAGGCATATTTTTAATCTAGGTACACAAAATGGAACGTCTATCTTAGAATTAATTCGTAAATTTGAAGATGTAGTGAGTATAGATCTTAACTATGATATTTGTAAAAGAAGAAATGGAGATCCAGCCTTTTTAGTTGCTGATCCTAATAAGTTTATTAATGAAACTGGATTTCAATATTCGTCTAACTTACAATTAATGATAAAGTCTGCGTGGGAATATTACTGTTTAAAACAAGAGGATAAAAATGGCATTTGATGAGAATGAAGTATCAGTAGCTTCACAAGGAGGTACTGAGATGATGAAGAGAGGTCTGGCGGATAGACTGCCTGAAGGTCTAGCTGATGATTTTCAAATTATTTGTTCCCGTGTGCGCGAACTAGATGATTCAAAAATCAGAGTCTATTGGCTACATGATTTACCTGAAGACCCTGAAACAAATCATTTAAGAGATGTTTACAGTCGAAACAGATTTCACAAGTTTGTTTTTGCAGGCCAATGGCAATATTATCGATATCAGCATATGCTTGGTATGCCTTATGATACTAAATCAATTATTATTGAGACTGCTATCGATCCAATTAAACCTCAGGAGAAGTCTAAAGATGAAATCCGACTAGTTTATTCATCTACTCCACAGAGAGGTCTTGCAATACTATTACCAGTATTTGAAAAGCTAGCAGAGAAGTACGATAATATCGTACTAGATGTATTCTCTAGCTATAAGATTTACGGTTGGGATGATGCAGATAAGCAGTTTGAGCCTCTCTATGAAAGATGTAGAAATCACCCCAAGATTAACTATCATGCATTTGCACCAAATGAAGTTGTAAGAGAAGCTCTTGCTAAAGCACATATTCATGCATATCCTAATATTTGGACTGAATGCAATAGTAGAAGTGTTATTGAGGCTATGTCGGCCGGTTGTCTTTGTGTTCATCCTAACTTTGGCGGTCTTATCGATACAGCCGGGGGTATGAACTATATGTACCAAGGTCATGCTGACCACAATCAGCATGCTAATATCTTCTATCACGCTCTTGATAATGCAATTCAGGTTGTAAATACTGAAGATGTTCAAAATTATCTTAAGCTAGTTAAGATGTATGCGGATAGTAGATATAACTGGAAAAAGATTACTCAACAGTGGGTAGACTTACTGACTGGTCTTAAGGAACAATTTCCTGATGCTAGCAAGCGCAAGTCAATCTCCGGGCCTGTCTTTACTTACAACACTGGCGTATGATACTAGCTAAAACCCCTCTAAGAATCTGTTTTTTTGGCGGTGGTAGTGATTTACCGCATTACTACGCCGAGAAACCAGGATTCTGTTTGTCTACTACAATCGACAAATATATGTATGTAACAGTATGCGAGACTTCAGTTAGCGGTATCAAAGCAGTATATAACGAAGTTGAGCATGCTGATGTATACAGTATTAAGCATGATAGAATTAGAGAAGGACTTAAGCATTTTAATCTCCATACAGGATTAGAGATCTCGTCTTATGCTCAAATACCTACGAAGGGAACGGGTCTAGGATCTTCTTCTACGTTTACTGTAGGTCTAGTTAACGCGCTTAATAAGCTTAAAGGCATTAGTGTTAATAGAAGAGATCTAGCTGAACAAGCATTTGATATAGAATTTAATAGGTGTAAGGAATACCTAGGTAAACAAGATCAGTATGCCGCGGCATTCGGAGGATTTAATGCGCTGTATTTTAATAAAGATAATGTCAAGGTAGAGCCGGTTAGTATATCTCAAAGTGAATTAAATGAGCTTAATTCAAACCTTCTCATGTACTATACAGGGATTACGAGAACCGCATCAACTATCCTAAAAGATTATAGCACTGATAAAAAATATGACCCGCTTGAGCGAATGGTCCAGATTGGATATGAAGCATTAGATTCTCTAAACTCTAGAGACTTTGATAGATTTGGTTTGTTTTTAGATGAGACATGGAAAGAAAAACGATTAATCTCTAAAGGCATTTCCTCACCAGAGCTAGATAGAAAATATGCCTATGCTATCGATAGTGGCGCACTAGGGGGCAAAATTCTCGGTGCAGGTGGGGGTGGATACTTTTTATTTTATGTTCCAAAAGCCCGCCAATCTAAGTTTAGAGATAGGATGATAGAAAGTGGAATGGTTGAATTTAGATTTAACTTTAGCGATGAAGGAAGCAAAATAGTTTATGCGGATTAAATCATTCGTTAGTGATTATACTAATAATCTTAAACAGGCCTTAGACGCTGTTGATGTAAGTAGTTTAGAAAGGGCGGTAGACATACTAGAATGCGCGTTTCTTAGTAATTCCACAGTATTTGTATGTGGAAACGGCGGTTCAGCTGCTATAAGCGATCATTTTATGTGCGATCACTCAAAATGTATCTATTCTGATACGAAGTTTATTCCTAAGATTTTTAGTCTACCTTCAAATATGTCCTTATTAACAGCTATTGGTAATGATATTAGTTATGAAGATGTGTTTTCTTATCAGGTAGAAATGTTTGGCCAAACTGGTGATGTTTTAATTGCAGTATCATCAAGCGGCAATTCACCAAATATTTTAAAAGCACTTAAGTCCGCCAAGGATAGTGGATTACAGACTATTGCATTAGTAGGATTTGAAGGCGGTAAAGCAAAGGAACTGGCTGATGTGGTTATACACGTACCAGTAAATAATTACGGTATATCAGAAGATGCGCATCAAGCACTAATGCATATACTTGCTCAATATATTAGAGTTAAACATAGAAACAAAGTTGATATTAAACTCTGAGCTTCTTATAATTAAAGCATGATACTCTTAGATTTAAACCAGGTGTGCATTTCTAACCTAATGGCACAGCTAGGTAATTATACAAATGCCAAGGTCGATGAAGATTTACTAAGGCATATGGTTCTGAACACTATACGTTCTCTTAAAGTAAAGTTCGCTGAATATGGCGAGCTCGTTATCTGTTGTGATGATAAAAAGGTCTGGCGCAAAGACGTTTTTCCTTACTATAAAGCTAATAGGAAAAAATCAAGAGAAGATTCAGAGCTTGATTGGAATTTAATCTTTAGCACCCTCAATAAGATTAGGCAAGAGCTTAAAATATATTTTCCGTATAGAGTAATTCAAGTTGAAGGTGCGGAAGCGGACGATGTAATTGGTACGTTAGTTATAAAAAATGGACATCTGCTAAATACCTGTAATAAGATTCTTATTTTGTCCGGTGATAAAGATTTTGTTCAACTACAGGTTTTTGGTAACGTAACACAATATGATCCTGTTCGTAAAAAGCCCATTGCTACAGATGACCCTCTAATGTTTACTAGAGAACTTATTATTAAGGGTGATCGCGGCGATGGCATTCCAAATATTTTATCTCAAGATGACTGCTTAGTTTCGGGTGGTCGGCAGAAACCCGTTCGTCTAGATAGGTTTGCAGGCCTTACTAACCCTCACAATGAGCTTTCTGGTGAATTACTTAGAAATTGGATTAGAAATGAGCAGCTAATTGATCTTACATTTACCCCAGAGCACATTCAATCTAGTATTATCAGTGAGTTTGATAACCAGGAAGGCAAGTCTAAAGAAAAACTTTTAGAATTCTTAACTAGTAAAAAACTTAAAACCCTTGTTGAACATATAAATGAGTTCTAATGCTTAAATCTATATCGTCTATTCTTAGTGCATGCGCCAGCAAGCCTTCCAGAGCTGAAATTATTGAAGCTTTAAGAAATAATAATCATCCAATTATTAGGCAACTGTTATTTTACGTATACTCACCTTCAGTAAAATTTCTTTTACCTGAAGGTGCACCACCTTACAAGCCCTGTGATTATCTAGATCAAGAAAGTAGACTTTACACAGAGGCTCGTAAACTATACCTGTTTATTGAGGGCGGCAATCCTAATTTAAGCAAGGTAAAGCGTGAGGTACTTTTTATACAATTAATCGAGTCGGTCAGTAAAGACGATGCAATCCTTTTAATTAACATTAAAGACAAAAAGTTACCTTATAGTACTATCTCTGAGGATGTAGTAAGGGAAGCTTTTCCAGATCTTTTACCGGAGGTTGAAGAGTAAGATGAGTAAGTCTCAACGTAAAAATAATTATTATGACGACTTTGAAAAAACACATCATCAAGCAAAGCAGTATAAGAAAGTTAAAGAAAAGAAATCCTATAAGAAGCTAGAAAGCGTCCTCAGATCTAAGGATGTTAATAAGCTACTTAATATCGAAGAAAACTATTAAGGATATATTATGCATTGGTTCTGGAATAGCACATTAATGGACAGGTTAGAGAAATGGCTTGTTACACTTACTAATTACATTTGGAATAAGCGCAGGACTTACGAGAAGCAGCTCGCAAATTCTATTAAGAGAAAATGATTTATACCTTTAAAAATGTTAAGACAGACGAGGTATTTGATATTTCTTTAAGAGTATCAGAATATGACAGTTATCTTAAAAACAATCCAGATATAATCCGGTATCATGCACCAGGCGGAACACTTACAATTGTAGGCGGGGTCGGTGGTATTAAAAACGATGCCGGATGGAAAGAGGTTCTATCTAAGGTAGCAGAAAGACACCCTTCCAGTCCGTTAGGTGAAAAAACATTATCAAGATCTTCTAAGCAGGTAAAGATTGATAATATAGTTAGTAAGTATAAAACATGAGGTTTAAACATCTACCATTTGATAGAATAGAATTAACATCGATTGAAAAGAACGGCAAGCGGTTCTATGATGTTAATGGTGACCTATTTCCTTCAGTTACAACAGTTCTTTCTTCCCTTAGTAAGGATGGGATTAATGAATGGCGTGCACGTGTAGGAGAAGAAAAAGCAGAAAGAATTAAAAATTCAGCAGCTGCTCGAGGAACTAAACTTCACTTAATGTGTGAAGATTATGTTGATAACAAAGAAGACTTTATGAAAGGCAGAATGCCTACAACTGTCGATTTGTTTAAACAAATTCAACCTTATCTAGATGAAAATCTAGAGTCAGTATATGCAATAGAGGCCAGCCTTTATTCTAAGAAGTTACGGGCAGCTGGAAAATGCGATCTTATTTGTAGGATGCATGGCGTGAACTGTATAGTAGACTATAAAACTTCTACTAGTCTCAAAAAGGAAGAATGGATAGAAAGTTACTTTCTTCAAGAAACTGCTTATGCTATGATGGTAGAAGAACTATACCAGATCCCTATTTACTATATAATTACATTAATTGCCACTGAAGAAGGAACCCTTCAGTTCTTTGTTAAACAGCCTATAGATTATGTAGATAAAGTTATTAATACATTTAACGTCTATTATTCAAACAGCTAATGCGAC